GGTTATTGGTCGCATTCCAAGAAAGATTAACCTTCCTCCAGCATTATATAAGTTTTTAATAGATGAGAAGCATACATTTGCTATTGAACCTGGATATCCATTGAAAATATTGCATATTGATGAAGAATTGATTCCTTATGCTTTAAGAGCTAATAAAGCCATTGATACTACAGTATTATCATACCATAGTGTTGGAACTACTTTTGTAATACAATCGCCCATAAATTATTATTACGATACTATTAAGGGTCAGTCTGGTTCATTAATAGCTATTCAAGGACCTCAAGGGCAAGTTCAAATTATTGGTATGCATCTTGGTAAGGGTCCACGATTTAGTTCGGCAATGCCAATTACTCAAGAATTTTTCAATACTTTGTTGGGCTTTGAAGTTCAGAGTAACGTGTGTGAATTTCCGTTGAAGGTTGATGAGATAGTGCCTGGCGAGTTGGCATATCATCATCCAAAGCGTTCCAAGTTTAAACGAAGTGCGCTTTATGGATGGGCTGGGTTGCCAACATGTATTCCTACTCATTTGAGTGATTTTACATCGGATACTGGAGAGATAATTTCACCTTTGAATAAAGCTTTGGCAAAGTTTGATCAAGTAGAAATGACTGAGGTTCCCTTTGATAAAAGAAGATTGAAGTCATACTTGTTCAAGCTGTATCCGAAAAAAGAAAGTACGCGTCTGTTTGATTATGAGCAGTGTTTAAATGGTACCTGTGATGGCCTTGTTCCATCCATTAATTTTAATACATCGCCCGGATATGTTGTAGACGAGCCGAGCATTGCCATGCAAGTGAAAGGCAAAGGATATTATCTTGAACGAGTAGATGATAGTTTTGCATATAAACCGGAATTTATGGAACACTTGTTGCAAAAGGAGGAGAAGTTGCGGGATGGACGTCAAATTGATGTATTATGGGCTGATATTTTGAAGGATGAGACTTTGCCCATCAACAAAGTTTTAGATGGTAAAGCACGATTATTTTCGAGCTGCGACATTTATTTTTTGTTTTTGGGACGTCGCTATTTCTTAGACTTTATATCATACGTTCAAAGTTTTGCTTCTGTTAAACCAATTAATGTTGGAATTAATGTGCATTCTAAAGATTGGACATATTTATATAAACGGTTGGATAAGTTCAATGGATCTGTGATTGCTGGGGATTATTCAAAATTTGATGGTAGTGTGAGAGCATATGTTGGCAGAGTTATTTTGGAATACATTAATGAATGGTATGATGATGGAGAACAAAATGCTAAGGTTAGAAATTTGTTGTTTGAACATATTTTTAATGCTCGTCACATTTGTGGTGATAAAATTTATACGGTCAAAGATAGTAATCCGAGTGGTAATTTTATGACTGCTATATATAATTCATTACAAAACATAGC